ATATTCCGCTTTTGATATGAATCTGTATTCAGATGTGAATTTTGTGAATCTGTTTGTCAAGACTCCCAATTCCACTAAATTTGAAGTAATCAAGAACGGAAGACCTGGAATTGATTCTGATGCATATCTGCAACTAGAGTTTAGTGATGATATTCCTGATCAACTGTTCTATCGTTTTGATCTAGACAATGAAAGCATCATCACTGATGTCAAGAAAGAGATCTCAATTGACACAACTGTTCCAAATAATAATCAACTGAATGTTGTTCTGTCACCATATGATGGACAACAAATAATTACAGGAATTGGATCAACTTCATTTACATATGATATTCCAACAGTTCCAACAACCACTCAATACAATTTTGTCAACTCTGTTCCAGAATATGAAACCAATTCTACAAATGTAACTGGACCAATCAGTAAGTTTAAGATTGATGGTCCTGGAGTTGGATACAAAACACTCCCTGGAATCACTTCAGTAAGAAGTTCTCGTGGTAGTGGTGCGATTGTTCAACCTCAAAGCACAAATATTGGTAGAGTTCTTGAATCACAACTCAATAATATTGGATTTGATTATCCCTCAGATTTTACTGTAAGACCTGTTGCTAATCTTCCAGAAATTCTCAAAGTTGAGTCTTTGTCATCCTTTGACACTATCGGCATTGCATCACAGGGAAGAAACTATTTGGTAGCACCAAATTTGGTGGTTCTGGATGGATTTACCAACAATGTTGTTTCTGGTTTGGATCTTGCTTATCATCTGGGAGATGAGGAAGTCACAATCATCACTAATGTCACTGGCATCTACAATGTTCCTCCAACAATCCTACCAGTCAACAATTCTAATGGTCTTGGAATTTCATCAGTAACATTTGATTCTTCCACAAAGACAGCAAGAGCATATATTGACAGAAACTTCACAACTGCTGAAGCATCTCAATTTAACTTCAGTGTTGGTGACACAATTCTTGTTGAAAATGTGAGTGTTGGTGTTGGAAGCACAGGAACTGGTTATAACTCTTCTGATTATAATTACACCCTGTTTGAAGTTAGTGACCTTGACAAGAAACTCGATTCAACTGGTGGTTATATTGAATATAGATTGAGTGATGTTCTTCCAGAAGGTGATTTCCCTGGAAATTATGATGAAGTGAACTCTTATGGTCGTGTCATCAATCAAAAAGATTTCCCAATTTATGTTCCTACACTGAAAACCAATAATTATTTCAATGGTGAAAATGTTACCAATGGCTCTGGTGTTGTTGGTAGAGTTGAGAGATGGAACAATACAACTGAACAACTTATTGTTTCCTCCGGTGGTGAATTCAACGTTGGGGACACTATCATTGGTCGTTCCTCTGACACTCGTTCTGTTGTTCAATCTAAGGTTAATTTCAATTCCCAAATCACAACAGGTGCTGGGTCAACTGTTATTGACGGATGGCAAACTGATTCTGGTTTCTTGAATGACAACCTGCAAAAACTTCCAAATAATGAATATTATCAAAACTTCTCTTATTCATTGGATTCTACAATTCCTTATCAGACTTGGAATGATCCAGTAAGTTCTTTGGACCATACTGCTGGATTTGCTAAGTTTGCTGATTTGGAAATCATCAGTAAAGAGGAATCAACTACATCAATCGTCCAAACATTCAATTCTAATGTTGAAAGGATTCACGATTTGGTTGGAGAAGCAAGTCTGAACTGTGAATATGATTGGGCACTTGCTTCAGAAACAACCGTGGTTCTTGGAAATGATGTCATTTCTAAAGAGATTGTCTTCAATGACAAGATTCTGACAGATTATGAAGAGTCTGTTGGTAACAGAGTTCTAAGAATTGATGATTTCAGTTCAACATTCAACAGTGTTGAAAGAACAACACCTTATGTTACTGTTTCTCAGTTTGATGATAATGAAATTTTCAACAAAATCCTCACTCTGGTACAAGATAAAACCACATCAGATAACAGACAAGCATCTATCCTATCACTTCTTCAAGAAAATGGTATTGGTTACATTAATGAGTATGCAACCGTAGAATCGAATACTCCTCTTGGAACATTTGATGTTATTGATACTCTTGCTGGTTGGGATCTGACGTTCAATCCAGTTCAGTTTGCTTATGACAGTTATAATGTTAGTACTTTGGCATTCAACATTGCTGATAATGCCGGAATTAGCAGCACTAATTTTGGAAGCATTGTAAATGTTTCAAGTGCAACCACAACTGTTGGAACTGGAACAACACAATCCATTGTTTCTATCGGAACCACTTACAGAAGTGCTAAAGTTTTAGTTTTGGTCAAAGACCAAAACAATGAGGCAACAGGAACGGAACTCAATTTGGTTCATGATGGAACAACAGTCACCATCCTTGAATATGGAAATCTGATGTCAGATGGAGCACCTCTCTTCTCTGGAATTGGAACTTTTGGTGCTGAGATTGTTGGTTCAAATCTGAATGTAAACTACACACCAAATGTTGGTGTTGAAACTGTTACCACTTATTCTTCAATTATTGCAATTGCCAGCACTTCAACAAACACGGGAAGCACAGATCTAGAAACAGGTCAACTTAATTCTTCTTACAAGTCAATTCCTTCAGAAACTTCACCATATGCAGTCACAGTGGCTTCTTATGATGATCCATATAAAGCTGCTTACTATCTGTTGTCTGTCGAAGACACCACAAATAGTAAATATGAACTTATTGAGTTTGTTGTTCTTAATTCAAGTTCCAATCAATTCTTTGTTCAGTTTGGTGAAACAGCAACCGACAACAGCACGGGAACAGTTGGAGTTGCCCAAACTGTTGGAACTCAAATTGACATCACATTTACACCAAATGCAAACTCGGCAGTTCAGGTTAGAACATTTGGAATGCCAATCCAAATATTTGATGGAAATGGCGAACCAACCAACATTGATCTAGAAACACTTCAGATCAACTCAGGAAATGGTTCTTATGTTGGTACCAAATTGGACCTCCAAAACACATTTGGATTGAAAAACAATGGTTTGGAAATCTTTAGAAGATCCTTCGACGGTAGTGATGCCGCAATTGCCAACACTTCATTCAACACAGTTTCTCTTCCAGATCATTTCTTTGTAACTGGTGAAAATGTAAATTATGGTCACCCATCAGGTGGTGCGATTGGTATCGTCACAGCAACAGTTCCTTCAATTGGATCTACCGATAAACTTCCTAATGATCTTTTTGTGGTCAAGATTGATGACAGCACTCTGAAGTTTGCATCAACTGCAGAAAACGCTCTCAAGGAAGTTCCAGTTGTTTTGGAAATCAACTCTGTTGGTATTGGAACATCTCACAGCATTACAGCAAAGAATCAAAACTCCAAAACTTTGTTGGCAATTGACAATATGATTCAATCGCCTGTTTCAAAAACCAAGATAACTTCCACATTGAGTGCAAGTGTTATTCTTGATCAAGTTCTTGAAACATCTGGTATTACTTCATTCTTCCCTGGAGATGTAATTAAGGTTGATGATGAGTTTATGACTGTAACAGGTCTTGGTGGCAACAATGCAACTGACCTTCAGGTTTTGAGAGGACAACTTGGAACCTTGGCTGTTCCACACACAGTTTCTGCCACAATTACCAAATTTGTTGGTCAATATAACATTGTTGGTAACAGTTTGGTCTTTGTGGATGCACCTTATGGTCAAACACCACTGAGCACCACCTCAAATCCAAATCAAGCAGATTACGCTGGAATCACAACTCACTCCACATTCCAAGGAAGAGTATTCACCAGAAATGCTGCATCAAACTCTGTTGATGAGACTTACACTAACAACTATGTGTTTGATGACATCTCAGATCAATTTACTGGAATTACAAGTGTATTCACACTTCTGGAAGATGACAGCAATGTTGTTGGATTCTCCACTTACAATGCTTGTATTCTTTACAATGGTGTTTTCCAACAACCCAACTCCACCTCAACAATTGGTGGTTATGATCTGAGTGAAGCAAGTGGAATCACATCCATCACATTCCAGGGAACTGGAGTTCAGGATGGTTATGATCCCAACAAAACCAATCTCCCATTGAGAGGTAAGATTGTTTCTGTAACTTCTGTACAGGGATTTGGTTATCAACCCTTGGTTTCAGCGGGAGGAACAGCAAATGTGTCTGCTGCTGGAACAATCACATCCATTAGCATTGGAAATACAGGTTCTGGTTACAGATCTGGAATCCAGACTGTGAACGTTGGTGTTCAAACCTACAGTGATGGTGTTCCCAATCTTGAATTTATTGGAACTGCTGCCATCAGTGGTGGACACATCGTTAGCATCGCAATTACAAACCCCGGAACTGGTTACACCTCAACTAACCCACCAGAAGTTTACTTTGATGCTCCACTGAGTTACACCAACATTCCTTTGGTTTACACCTCTGGTTCGAGTGGTGTAGGAACTGGTGGTCAGGTTGACATCATTGTTGGTCAAGCATCGAGTGTTACTAACTTTGTTGTTTCTCAACCTGGATTCAATTACGGTAATGATGAGACTCTCACAATTGAGGTTGGTGGAACAACTGGAATTCCTACAGACACCACAAAAACATTCGCAAACTTTGAGTTGACTATCCAATCTCTGGGTAGTGATTCGTTCAGTGGTTGGAACTTTGGTTCACTTCAGGTTATTGATTCTTTGGATTCCAAATTTGATGGAGAGACACAGAGATTTACACTCACCATTGATGGTGTTGAGAAATCATTCCTGACCTCTGTTGGTTCTCCAGTCAACATTGAAGAAAACCTGATTGTTTACATCAATGACATTCTACAAGAACCTACTTCTGCTTATCAGTTTAGTGGTGGTTCACAAATCACATTCTCTGAAGCACCTCAACTAGGTGACACATCTAAGATCCTCTTCTACAGAGGAACTGAAGATGTCGATATCGTTGATGTTGAGATCATCAAGAATGTGAAGCGGGGTGACACTTTGGAACTCAATCACGATGTTTCGAGAGGTCAAAGTAAGGATTTGGATCAAGATCCAAGAACAGTTTCAAAGGTTGTTACATCTGATTTGGTTGAAACTAATCCCTATGGTGGACCTGGTGTCACTCAGGACGCAACTCTTCTGAGACCTGTTACTTGGTGTCGTCAGACCGTTGATAAGATTATTAATGGTGAACCTATTGGTAAGAACAGAGATAACTATGAACCTAACATCTTTGGTGTTGCTTATCTCCTACAACCTGTTGGAGTTGGTTCTACAATCGTTTATGTTGATAATGTCACCCCAATCTTTGACCAGTTCAATGAATTGGCAGAGGCAGATCTTGGCAAATATCAAAGAAAGATCAACATCACCTCGCAAGACACTCTGACAGCAGCGGCCGCAACCGCAATTGTCTCAACTGCTGGCACAATTAGTTCTTTCGATGTTACAACTGCTGGTTTTGGTTACACAGTTGCACCTGCTGTTACCGTTCAAACACCAGTTGGACTTGGAACAACACAAAGAGCAACAGGAACTGCTGTTCTAAGTGGATCAACTGTTTCCTCAATCACCGTCACTGCACCTGGAACTGGTTACACAGGAACCTCCGTTCCTGAGGTTCTTATCGAACCACCTGTTTCAGTCATTGAGACTTCAGTTCCAACTGAATATGCCGGTGATTTTGGTATCATTGTTGGGGTGGGAACTACAACTTCTGGTTCAGACAGTCAAATTTACTTTGACACCTTCATCCCACTTGACTCTGTGATTCGTGATTACACCTATGTTGGATTAGGTTCAACCTCAATTAGTGGAATTTCGACTGGTGATTACCTAGTTATTACTAACACAAACCTCTCCGTTGGTGGAACATTTGCCTCGCGCAACACCGCAGGTGGTCACGTTGGTCTCGCAACCACTGCTTTGGATTGTGTTTACCAGGTTGAGTCCTTCGAAGACAATGATCAAATCATCCATCAGGGTTCATTGGTTGGATTTACAACCACTTTGAGAAGAATCTTCGTAAATGTTGACAACTCTGGAAGCATTGGTTATACAACTGCACCTTATATGGGTGATTTCAGTTGGGGTAAGATCACAATTCCTAACAGGATTGACCCACAAACCTTCAGTTTCTATGGTGACAATGGTGTAACCGGAGTTTCGACTTCAGGTGTGATCGCTCGTTATAACCCACTCAAGGCAGTTGGTTACACAACCGTCTAAAACACCACTAAATAAAGAAAAACTTTCCACAAATGGCAGCAATAATTACTGACCAACTTCGTATTTTGAATGCTAAGAATTTTGTTGCTGGAGTTCAGTCCACTTCAAATTCTTATTACACATTCATTGGTCTTCCCAATGCGACGGATTATTCGTCAACTTGGGATTCAGATCCACCTGCTCCAAAAGATAATCTGGATCAGTCCAAAGATTATTGGGACACGATGCTGGCCCTTAAGAAAATTGGCACAAGTGATGTTGCTCAGGTTGTGAGAAAGATTACCTGGTCATCTGGAACCACTTATGACATGTGGAGAAACGACATTAGTCGTTCTAATCCCTCAGAACCATCAGGTTCTTTTGACATTTATGATGCAAACTTCTATGTAATGAACTCTGATTACAGAGTTTACATTTGTTTGTTCAATAATGCCACTCCTGAAAACAATTATCAGGGTGGTCCATCTCTGGATGAACCAACTTTTACAGATTTGGAACCAAGATCTGCTGGTTC